AGGAATGAAAAAAAAATTAACTTCAGCTAAGACAGCAAGAGACCCTAATTCAAGAATTAATAAATCACTAAGAGCATGGAATTGTTAAATGGCTAAAAATTACTTATCATTAGTAAATGAACTACTTGTAGAAATAAACGAACCAGAATTAACTGGTGTTGCTAGTGCAGTAGGTGTTCAAAAACAAGTAAGCAATTGTGTTAACAGAGCTTACTTTGATATTGTAGATGCAGTTGATAATTGGGCATGGCTATCTACTAACTCTCCTCAAAGTGAATATTATGGAAATACATTTGTAGAAACAACATCAGGTACTAGATGGTATCTTTTAAAAACTGGTTCTGCAAATATAGATTCCGATTATGATGCAGTTGATTGGGATAGATTTACTGCAACTACAGAAGGTGTTTCAGGTAAATCAGCTCCACATACAATTAATAAATTAGGTTTTGTTACTTTAGATGTATGGAGAAATACTTATGCAAGAACAGAAGAATTAGATAAGTCAAGTGGTTCACCTACATATGGAGTACCATTAAGAGTTATTAGAAGTTCAGATGGTAGAAGATTTGGATTATCACCAATACCTAATGGTGTATATAGAATTTATTTTAATGCATATAATAGACCTGCAGCTTTATCTGCAGATTCAGATGAAGTATTATTTCCAGAACAATACAAACCTGTATTATTAGCAAGAGCAAGATATTACATTTATCAATTTAAAGATAACATTGCACAATCACAATTAGCTTTGGATGAATATAAAAAAGGACTACAAACAATGTCTGATAAATTAAATTCACCACAACCTAAATATATGACTGATGTAAGGTTTACTTACTTACTACCATAGGAAAATAAATGGCAACACAAGGAGCATCCATTACAGTACAAGGTGGATTAGATTTAGTATCTAGTTCTCACGCATTATTTAGAACTCCAGGTGCTGCAACTAAATTACAAAATTTTGAATCTTCTACTACAGGTGGTTATAGAAGAATAAGTGGTTATACAAAATTTGGTGGAGCTAGTGGAGTTATACCTTCAGGAGTTTCTACAGATTCTATAGAAGGATTATTTCCTTATGCTAATGGTGTAATAGTTTGTCAAGGTGATGATATTTATTGGAGTACAACTGGTACAAGTTATACACAAATTAATAAAAATACTTATAAAAATAAAACAGGAACAGTTTCTGTAACAGCAGGTAGTGCTACAGTAACTGGAAGTGGTACAGCTTTTACAACAGAGTTTGCTGCTAATGACAGAATACAAATTAATAATGTTAACTATAGAGTATTATCTATAACAAGTGATACAGTATTAACTTTAGATTTTAATGTAGTATCTACTGCAAGTTCACAGACTGTTAAAAAAAGTGGAATGTCTAGTTCAGATTTATCTAGTGCAACAGTAATAAATAGAACAAATCAATCTAATATTCAATTTGTTAATTATGCATCTGAAGGTACTTATGGTACTGTTTATATTACAGATGGTAATAATAAAATAGCTGAATTTCAAATAGAATTATCTGGTGGTTCTAATGTATTTCATTTTGAAACATTAGAAAGGTCAACACCTATTAATCCTAAAAGAGCTACAATATTTGCTGAAAGATTAATAGTAGCTGGACAATCAGATTCAGATAGTACAGTTGCATATAGTACTAGGTTAAAACCATATGATTTTACTGGTGCTTCTGCAGGTACAATAGATACTGGAGATGTAATAGTAGGTATAAAAGTATTTAGAAATAGTCTAGTCATATTTTGTAAAAATAGTATTTACGAGTTGACAAACCTAGATTCTACCCCTATACTTAAATCAGTAACCAAAAATATAGGTTGTGTAGATGGTAACACAATTCAAGAGATAGGTGGTGACTTAATATTCTTAGCTCCAGATGGATTAAGAACTATTGCTGGTACAGCTAGAATTGGTGATGTTGAATTAAGTTCTATTAGTAGAAAAATATTACCACTTATAAATAGTTTATTAGATAACATATCTAGTTATACAATTTCTAGTATGGTTATTAGAGAAAGAAGTCAGTACAGATTATTTTATTTTCAAACTGGTCAAGCAGCTTCTTCTCAAAAAGGAATTATAGGAACTTTTAAATTTGATGCTAATGGTGTTCCTGCATTTGAATGGAGTGAAACACTTGGTATGGAAATTAAAAGATGTACTTCAGATTTAAATATAAATAATAAAGAAGTACAGTTTGGTTCTAATGAATCTGGTTATGTATATCAATTAGATACTGGAAATAATTTTGATGGTTCTAATATAGTTGCACAGTTTCAAACACCAGATATGGATTATGGTGATAATGGTTTAAGAAAAAGTTTATACGCAGTTAAGGCAAATATTGAACCAGAAGGAACTAATAATAATTTAAAATTAAGAATAAGATATGATTTTGAATCTACTGAAGTTCCACAACCAGGAGATTTTACAGTAGGTAATTTAAGTAGTGCTTCAGTATTTGCTACTTCTTTATCAGCAACTAATGCTGGTAAGTTTGGTACATCAGTATTTGGAGCAGTAGTATTACCAAGTAAAAGAATGATTGTAACAGGTAGTGGATTTTCAAATAACTTTAGATTTTTTACAGATGATACAGATGCATCATATTCAGTAAATGGAATGTTTGTATCTTTTATAGCAGGAGGAAGAAGATAATATTATGGCAGGATATACAAGACAAAGTAACATTGCAAATGGAAATGTAATTGATGCTACTTTATTTACTAATGAATATAATGAATTAGCAGATGCATTTACTAATACAGGTGGACATAAACATGATGGAACTCCAGGAGAAGGTCCAGTATTAGGATTAATTGGTGATGCAAATTTAGCAACTCCATTAAATAAAATTTTAGTAGATACAACTAACGACCATTTAGAATTTTATACAGATGTATCTGGAACTTCAACACAACAATTTAGAATCCAAGATGGTGCTATTGTTCCAATTACTACTAACGATATAGATTTAGGTACAGCTTCTTTAGAATTTAAAGATGCTTTCTTTGATGGTACTGTAACATTAGATGGATTAACTATTGGAAGTGCTACAAGTATTACAGATGTTGATACAGATTTAACATCTGTTTCAGGAAGTGATGATACATTAGCTAGTGCTAAATCAATTAAAACATATGTTGATGCTCAGGTAGCAACAATTCCTGTAGGAGATATTACTTCAGTAGTTGCTGGTACTGGTATGACTGGTGGTGGAGTATCAGGTGATGTAACATTAAATGTTATAGGTGGTACAGGTATTACAGCTAATGCAAATGATATTGCAATTGATTCTACAGTTGCAACATTAACAGATTCACAAACATTAACAAATAAAGTTATTGATGTAGATAATAATACATTATCAAATGTTGAAGTAGATAATTTAAAATCTGGAGTATTAGATACAGATATAACTTCAGTATCTGCTACAGATAATACACTTGCTTCTGCAAAAGCTATTAAAACTTATGTAGATGCACAAGTTGCAACAGTTCCTACTGGAGATATAACAGCAGTTGTAGCAGGTACAGGTTTATCTGGAGGAGCAACTTCTGGTTCAGCAACTCTTGCTATAGATACTGCAACTACAGTTGATTTATCTACAGCACAAACTTTAACAAATAAAATTTTAACAAGTCCAGTTTTAAATACTTCTATTAGTGGTACAGCATTTAAAGATGAAGATAATATGTCATCTAATTCTGCTACAGCAGTTGCTTCTCAACAATCTATTAAAGCATATGTTGATAATGAAATAGCAAGTGTTCCAATAGGAGACATTACTGAAGTTGTAGCAGGTACAGGATTAACTGGTGGAGGTGCATCTGGTTCAGTAACTTTGAATGCAGAAGTATCAGCATCAAGTACAAATACATTTACTAATAAAACTATAGATGCAGATGGTACTGGTAACTCAATTACTAATATTGAAGATGCTAATATTAAATCTGCAGCAGCTATTGATGCTACAAAAATAGCAGATGGTAGTGTAACAAGTACAGAATTTCAATTTATTAATAGTTTATCATCTAATGCTCAAACACAATTAGATGCTAAACAAGCAACTATTGATACATCTAATAGATTAAATGCTAATCTAATACATGATGGTTCAGTAGATAATACAGAATTTGGATATTTGAATGGTGTAACTTCTGCTATTCAGACTCAAATAGACACAAAAGCTACTAATGGTTTTGCTGTAGCAATGGCAATTGCATTATAGTTTGTGTTGACAATATAACAAAAAAAAGGTATAATTAGGATAATTCTATGGCACAAGATTTTGAAAGAACATTATCAAGAAACATATCTAACAATGCAGGTTCACCTACAGAACTAAGAGCTGCAGCTAATTCTGATGACGCAATTATTGGAATTAGATGTGTTAATACTGCTGGTACTTCTGTAAACATAACTGTTTATGTGAAGAATGGTGGTAATAATACACATATAATTAAAGATGCACCAATCCCTACAGGTGGTTCATTAGAGTTAATTGATGGTGGTTCAAAAGTTGTTTTACAATCTGGAGATTCAGTTGAAGCAGTAGCTTCTGCAGCTTCTTCTATTGATATTATAACAAGTGTTGTGGATACTATCTCAGCATAATAAGGAAATAATATACTATGGCATATGTGGGAAGAACACCTGCTAACGCAGCAATAACAGCAGCAGATTTAGAAAATGGTATTGTCACAGCAGACAAACTAGCAACTAATGCTGTAACTACTGTTAAAGTAAATGCAGATGCTGTTACAAATGCTAAAACAGAATTTACACCAGGACTAACTATTAAAGGTGATGGTTCAAGTGCTGATGGAAAAATTATTCTTAATTGCTCACAAAATACACATGGAGTTTCTATAGCTGGACCTGCACATTCTGCAGGGCAAAGTTATAATTTAGTTCTACCTACTTCAGTTGGAAGTAATGGACAAGTACTAGCTACAAATGGTTCTAATACAAATCAATTATCTTGGATTGATGCAGCAGAAACTAAACCAACTGTAGCAGATGTATCTCAAACGATTGCTCCAGCTACTGCTACAACAATAAGTATTACAGGAACAAACTTTGTTTCAATACCACAAGTACAATTTGTTAATGCTTCTACTGGTGCTATAACAAATGCAAACACAGTTTCATTTACAAACGCTACAACACTTTCAGTTAATGTAACTTTAGCATCTGGTAATTATTTTGTAAGAATAGAAAATCCAGATGGTAATGCTGGAAGAAGTACAAATAATATTTTAACTGCATCTACTGCACCATCATTTACAACAGGAGCAGGTTCACTTGGAACTATTGCTGGAAACTTTAGTGGTACAGTTGCAACAGTTGTAGGTTCATCTGATAGTGCTATATCATTTAGTGAAGTTACATCTGGTGGAAATGTATTAACTGCATCATCTGGTGCTAATTGCACTTTAGCCACAAATGGTGTAATAACTACAAGTGATTTTGGTGGAACTTCTACAACAGCAACTTTGTATAATTTCACATTAAGAATTACAGATGCTGAAGGTCA